GGGCATATGCAAGAGTATATAGTTATGTATTAGGAGGTAGTGCAAGAAAAGCAGATTCAGCTATAACTAAAAAATATAATGTTAAGTTTTCTAAATAAAATATAAATATAATATAAAATATAATATTGGTGTAGATCTTATTTATATTGGGACTTAAAGAAAAACCATCTAAAGATTATCCTCTTTGTAAGATTGTAGAAAAAAACAAATATGAACAACAATTATTTTACTAATAATATTGATTGGACTTTAGATGAAAAAATGTATCTTAAAAATAAAGATTATTATAAACCCGATTGGACTCCTCTACGGATGAAGAAAGGATTATCAAAAAAAGAAGTATATAAAAGTAAATGTGATTATTATGATGAATGGAAAAACAATATGATAAAAGCCGATGATTATATTATGAAAAAAATAAAATATCATCGAGATAGAAAAGAATGGTTTAATCTATATGGAGAACAACTTGATTTATGGAGAGATGATATGTATAAACATCATAAGAATAATACAAAAAAATATAGTCATTGGTCATCAATGAAAGATTAACAACTCCCGACGGAAAAAAAATATTATATATAATAAATGCATATTGATTATAAAATTGTAACAGTTGGGATATTAGTTTTTCAGTACGGATGTTTTAAGTTTGGTGAGTTTCTTGCGAGGCATGATTAAATATCCATTGGATTCATCATTTTCAATAATCTTAAGTTTCATTAATCCAAATAAACAAGATATAAAATATTCATGATCACTTCTCCTTATGGGTTGTTTATTTAATTTTCTATTATAGATAATATTGCAAAAATGAGTCAATGTATAAATTATTTGTTTTATTTTAAAGTTTTCTTTCATAGATTCTAATATTAAGTGATCACCTTGATATTGATATCTTTCAAATGTTTTCTTTTTAGTTAATGGGAATGAGCTAATCAATAATCCCTTGTAATATAAATTAAGTGAACCATCACATCCATTATAAATCGTCATTTTCTCTATTTATTAATAATAGATATTATTATTTTAAGTATAAATAATCTATTATTATGTTTATATTCTATTATTATGTCTATTTTATGACTTAAAGAAGTATATATTTTAAAATATATACCCTTTAAACCTCTTTTATACCTCTTTAAGTGGTATAATTATACATTATTATCAATAATATTAAGTAAAACTTAAGATTTCTTTAATTTTGCGGTTCGATCCCAGAATTATTTTCTATGTTAAAGTATAAAATGGATAGACAAAAAGTATTTAAAAAAGAAATGATAAATATAACTAAAGAGAATAAAATGGTTGATAAGAATATAATGCAATTCAAAGATTTCAAAGGGCAAAGTAATTTCGCAGCCTTCGTTGATCCTTTTGTGAAATCAACTAAAAAAGAAATTGAATATATGATAGGTAATAGTCAATGTAATAAGAATTATTATTTTGAATGGACTAATCACAAATGTAATGTTAAACCTTTCTATGATGTTGATATGTTCTATACTGATGAAGAAGAATATAAAAAGAATATTGATATTATTCATGATGAAGTAAAAGAAGTACTAAAAAAAATATATCCAGAAACGGATATTGCTATAAGTTCTTCTCATGGTAAAAAAATTAAAATCAAAACTAAAAATAAAGTTAAAACTAAAATTGAAGGTTATGCAATCTCATATCATTTTGTTATGTGTGATTATCATACAACAATCCCAGAATTAAAAGAGTTCAATGAAAAGAATAAATTATATGATATTAAGTTTAAGAATACTGATGAGAAAATGTTTGATAAAGCTGTTTATAGGGATAATGGTAATATGAGATTTATTTATTGTTATAAGCCTAATGATGATCGCCAAAAAATACCGGTTAATTATAAAGATAATTTTAATATTACTAAACATGTTATTCAATCTACAGATGCAACTAATTATTGGAAACGTCCATTACCAAATGTATCTCCTCCAGTTTCACCAACTACCAGTGATGAAGAAACTAAAGATGAAGAAAAAGAAGAAGTAAAAGAAGAAGTAGAAGAAGATAATGATATGATGGAGTTTGTACCTCAAAAAAATCCATACAACGCCAGTGAACTTCAAGATATATTAAATATATTACCTCAAGAATGTTATGAATATGATGATTGGATTAAGATTGGTATGGCTATTTGTAATATTACAGATGGAGATAATGTGGGTTTAGGTATGTATGTCGATTGGAGTAAAAAAGATGAAGAAAACTTTGATTTAAGTGTTATTAAAAGTAATTGGAAAAGATGGAAAAAAACAAAACTAAAAGTAGGACTTACAACATTAAGAAAGCTCAAACAAAAATATCAACCTAAAAATAAACAATCACTTCAAGATGTTTTTAATTCTTCTTTTGAAAAAAATGATAGTGTTCATGAGTCAAAATTAGATATGTTAAAAGAAATGAATAATCGTGTAATATTTGTAAAAGAAACTGGTGATTATATTATTCTTGATAAAAAGATTGTTAGAAAAGAAAATGATGAATTAATTACTATGCCTTGTTGGTATCTTAAGGGTGCAACAAAAACCAAAGATCATTTTGTAAAAGAAAAGTTTGTACATTACTACGAGGATGAAAAAGGTGATATGAAAAAAATGAATATTGATCCTTTTAAATTATGGTGTGAATGGATTAATAGAAGAGAAGTTAGGGCAATTGGTTTTGATCCAAGAACAGATTCTAATAGTGATATATTTAATCTTTGGAATGGATTCAATATCAGTAAAGAAGTTGCTGATACATATGAAGAATCTCAAGCTCAACCTATTTTAGATCATATCAAGAGTGTATGGTGTAAAGATGATGAAAACGCATATGAATATGTCATGAATTATTTTGCTCATATTATTCAAAAACCTCACATTAAAACTGGTGTTCTACTTGCATTGAAATCCAAACAAGGTGGAGGTAAAGGTATTATTCTTGATAAACTTTCTAAAATTATTGGTAGTGATCATTACGCACAGAATAGCAATGCGAACTTTTTATTTGGTGATTTTAATGGTCAACTTGAAGGTAAGATTTTAATTAATTTAGATGAAGCATTCTGGGGTGGTGATAAGAAACTCGAAGGCGTTATCAAAAATAAGATTACTGAAGGTAGTCAAACAATTAATAAAAAAAATAAGGAAAGTTATATTGTAGCTTGTTTTGCTAATTATATCATTACAACTAATAATGAATGGTTCGCTGGTTGTACTGAAGATGATAGAAGGCATTTTTGTTTAGAATTAGATAATAAACATGCGAGTATATCTACAAAAGAAAAGGATGAATATTTCAAACCTATTTATGAAGCTCCTTGTGAAGCATTTGCAAAAGTTTTATATAATAGAAATATTGAAGATTTTAAACCAAGACAATTCAAGAAAACAGATGTTCTACAAGGTCAAGTAGAAATGAACTGGTGTAGTCCAAAGGTATTTTGGAATAATGTAATGAGAGATGGAGGATTCGAGTTTAGAGGTAAGTTTGTTGAATGGAATAAGGTTCTTAAGTTTAGTGAATATGAAGGTACTACCCAATATGGTTTAGAAATCAAAAATAAGAAAAAAGAAAAGAAAGTTGTTTATTCTAAAGATTGGTTATTTAGATGTTATGATAATCAATCTTACAATGGGAGAAAGTTTGATAATAGTTCATTTTGGAGAGAAATACAAAAGAATTGTATTGGTGATCTATATGATGAAAAGAAAATACAAGTTAAAGGTGAAAGAAAACTTTATGTATTTCTACCAACTATAGAAGAAGCAAGAAAAAGATGGAATGAAATGCAAGAATACGACTATAATTACGGTGAAGAAGATGATGATGAATGGGCTGTTGATGATGGTTATGCTTTGAGTAGTGATGATGAATAATTTAATATTTTGATTTTGGTTTAGTTTTTTTAGTATTTTTTTTTGAGGATTTATATCCTTCAAATACTTTTTCTGGTTTTATTTTTTTATCTTCATCTAAAGATTTTTTAATATTTAGTTGAACTTTATCATGATCCGTCTGTGGTTTCACCATAACATTTTTCACTTTCTTTTTTTTATTCATTTATATTATCTTTTATTTTTTTTTTTAATTGGTATAAAAAAAAATATATCAATTTATTATAAATGAGTTTAGTAATTACATCTAACGTTGGACAAGAAGACAATCCAGAGTTTTCAAATGCCTTTAAACCTTATTCTTATCAAAACAGATTGCTTAATACCATGAGAATCCCTCCTAATAGTGAGATTGCATTACAAAGTGCTAAAATTAATAAAAATGGTTTATTTATTTTAGATCGAACCAATGCTGATTTTTGTCATTATTTCGGTGTACCTATAGGTAGTGATGCTACTAAACTTGCTGCTGGTGAAGAGATACCGGATCTTGATAGTAGTACAACTCAACCTTTTAGAGGTGTTATTGGTGCTGGTGCTGCTTTCAATGCTGGTGGTAAAAATGAAAGAAATATAGAAGATATGGCTAATGATCTTCAAGCTGGGGTTGATGCTTGTGCTTTTCATCCTTCATTAATTAGAGTAAAAGGTACTTCTTTTGAAAGTTCAATAAAGGTAACTCCGGAATATGATGGGACTTCTCTTGCTTTTAAAGGTTTTAAGTTTGTATCTACTCAAGAATCTTCAGCTCTAACTACTCGTCTTGCTGCTGATATAGAATGGACAGATGTATCTAAAAATAATGCTTATACTTTCACTCAAAATGCCGGTGAAGTTGAAACAACTGATACTAATGGATTTTATGTTCAAAACAGAGAATATCCAATAGCTCAAAATGGAGGAACATGTGGTTTCGATGTTACTAATACTGGTACTTCTCCTTGGATGTGTGGTCTATCAAGAATTAATAAACCAAGAGATCTTGGAGGTGGTGATTTTGCACATCTCCCTCCTTATTTTGATACTACTAAAAATGTTGGTTCTTTAGCATCTGGGAGATATGTGGCGAATCAATTTAGATATGCTGATATTGCTGTTGTTAGAAGTGGAGCAATAATAAAATTATTTCAAGTTGGTAGTGATAGTGGAACTGCTGTAGGAAGACAGCACGTAAACGGTATATACATGAATGAGATTATATATTATGGAGCTCACAATGCAGATTTTAATGCTGCTCCAGCGGTAGCAAACCAAATTGAAAAAGTTAGGTTCACATTAAATAATGAAGAAATGGGAATAGAAGTGTATGATAATGTTGCTAAAAAATATCTATTACTTGCAAATCATTCTACTCTTGCTGCTGCTGGTGCTGGTAAAAATGAATGTTTAAATGCTATAAATGCTGCTGAATGGGCATTATATCCGGTTTGTGCTTGTAAGGGGACTCAAGCTGCTAATAGATCAATAAAATTAGAAAGTATCACTCATTATCCTAATTATCCAATATATACAGATAATTTATATGATGAATATGATTGGTGGGGATGGTCACAAAGAAACAATGAAACTGTCTTTTGTTTAGAAATGGAAAAAAGACCTTGGAATGATGCAAGTAACCCTACTCTTCTTGCTCCTAAAGGTATTAATGCGAAAGGTATGAATGATTACTCAAGCGTATTTATTACAGCTAAAAGTGTTGCCTATGGAGATTCTACTAATGAATGTTCTTCATCTCGTCTATTAGGTTTTGAAGGACAACCAGTTTCAGTACCAGTTGCTACAAGTTCTACTGTTACTACAAATGAGAGTGCGAGTGTCCCAAGATTAATTAGTAATATTTCATTGTTTATAAGATTGAATAATTTCACTCAAAATAGCGTGAACGCAAGACAAGGAACAACTTCTAAAATTGTTGCTCACTTACCTCGTTTCGATAATAGTGGAAATGAAACTGGAGGTTTATATTTTGAACCTCATGAGAAGACATATTTAGCATTAGGTAATACAGAAGAATTACTTGTAAATAGTTTTGATGTAGATTTTGTATATGAAAATGAAACATTATGTACAGCTCTCACCGCCAAAAGTGTTGTATGTTTTCATATTAGACAAAGAAGGTAAAGTGTCTGGGGTAAATCTTAAAAAAAACTAAAGATTAAAAACAATCTCTTACTTGAATATTTTATCCATCTTACCCCAGACATTTTAAAATCCGTTAATATTTAAAAAATAAAATCTATATTAAAGTATAGATAATATGGATCTTACCGCCGAGCAAATTGCAAGGATACTTACAAATTACAAAAACAAAAGAGAAAGAGAAAATAAATATTACCATGAAGTAACAAAAAATAAAGAAGAGTTTAAGATTAAAAATAGAGAAAGAGCTAAAGCTCATTATCAAAACGGTTACAAAGAAAAGAAGAAAGAAAAATATAATAATAATAAAGATATTATGAAAAATAAATCTTTATATAATTATTACAAAAAAAACGATAAGATAGATACATTCAAGGAGAAACATGAAGAGAAATATAAGATGTTACTTGATAAAGGATTTATTCAATAAATAACTATGTTTTTTTAATTCATTTTTTTTATACTTATATAATATAAATATGAGTGAATATGTTGATACAAAACTTATAAACTGTAATCGATTAGCTTCTATTGAGAGTAGGAGTGGTAATGATTCTAATCCGGCTATATTCACAAATCCTTTAGAACAAAGCATAAAATTAGATGTAGGGGATAAAGTATCAGTTGAGAGAGCATTTATAAATGAACTTGGTGCTGGTAATCCGCAAACAATAGAGTTTAAAGGAGAAGCAAGGGGAGCAAATCCAGTTAGTACATATGTAAAAGTCAACCCTCAACATTATTATAGAAAAATGAATAATGTTTATGATCCTAAATATAGATTGGGTTATTATAGAGCTATTACTGCTGAAGAAGTTAGTACGGATGAAGTAGAATTAAGAGATAATCTTGCTCCATTAGTTATAGGTTATTATATTACTGCTAATGAATATCCTAATTACATCCAACATCCCAGAAGATTTATCTGTGCTCAAGATTCAAGAGGAGGTAGTGGTAGAGATGACCCCAATTGTTATTCTAATAAAGATGGTTTTGGTGAAGGATCTTGTAGATTTGCTATAAATGAAAAATGTGTTTTATTTGAGGATTGGACAAAAAGAGTAGCTGAACATGCTCTTAATTACATTTATAAACAAAGAGTAGATAATACAAGATATACATTATATATCAAGGATAAAATAGCTTATAGTAAACTTGATGATATCGCTGGAGCAACAAGAATAGATGTCAGTCAATTTCCTAATAAATATCATAACGGTATTATTCAAGAAGCGAACTATTTAAGATACAGAGAAAGATTGGATGTAGAAGTTAATAAGGGTTTTAATACTCCTTCTGCTGTTGCATCACAAATAACTCAAACTCTAACAGAAACTAAAAATGAAGATATTTTTCAAGTGTACGATGGTGATTTTAATGTAAGATCTATAACTAAAACAATTGAAACTAATACATATAAACCTATTAATTCTCAAAATATTTATAATGTAAATCAAACAACATTAGCAGCATATACGGCTCTTGATATTCCTACATCACCAGCTTTCGTTACTCAAGATGCTATTGATTATATAGCTACATTTGGATATATAGCAGTGAAAAGACCAGAAATCTTTGATCAAGGGAGAAGGATGGCGAAAGAATTAGCGAATAGTGATGATCAACCTATAATAAGAAATGCTGATGGTAGCGTAAGGTTGGGTAGTTTTGAAGCTGAAGAAGGATTTCAAACTGTCTTCGATAGACCTATTGTTGCTACTGATACTACTAATCAAGATGACGCAGTTACTTTCAATATTATATATAATGAAAAGAATCTTGGACTTATTAGAGATTTTTTTGATTCACAAGCATTATATCCGGAGATATGGGATAAATTAAATGAAACTGATTTTTATGGTGCAACTAATTTAGGAGCATTAGAACTTCCTACAATAGAAAATAGTCGGTTCTTTCACATGAATCTACTAACAACAAAGCCCGGAGCTAATCCTCGTAATGAAACTTTTGGAGATGATATGTATGTTGATAATGGTACAAATGAGATGAGGCATCTAACAGCACCGGTATTTTTTAGATATGATGACGCACAAAGAGATCTTTTTGTTCCTCCAACTGTTCATAATGGGACTGTAGCAGATGGATTAAGTTATGGCTTCGCTCTACCAACAAGATTCCCTCAATATAACGCTGCTGGAGTTAGACAAGATGATATATTCCTTATAACAATAACTAATGATGGTGTGGGTGGTATAGCACCGGATTTTTATAGTGAAGAAACAACTCCCCCTACTGCTGGTTTTAAAAGTATTGAAGAAGGGAGAAGAGTAGGTTATGATCATCACGCTTCAGCATATAGCACAGCAATCATTACTCCTTATTCTGGATATACTAAATGTGATATAGGTACTTCATTGCAATTCCAAAACGCAGCTGGAGCTACATTTGGAGATCATCTAAAGTTTCCAGCTACTACTAATTTTATTAGATCGCAGACCAATTTTAATAAAGTAACTGATTTTAATCCTTATATGACCATGACATATATAGGTTCGAATAATCCAGAAATAAGATATAATACAGAAACTAATAGATTTGAATTATCAAGATTTCATACAGCTAATAATATTGGTAATAAAAGAAATGCTAATAATGGTGCTTCTATTATAAATAGTAAAACTCAAACTCCAACATTAGGATATTTAGAAAGAAACATTTCTTCTCCAAATATAGATCAAGAAGCCGGTTCAACTGTATATAAGATAAACCCAAGACCTCCTCAATTTGGATTTAGTCCTACCTTTAAGCCTTATTTTAGAGAAAATCAAGCATATAGAACAAATGTCTTCCCAGAAGCTCCCCAAGAAGTTCAACAATCAACAGCCGGTCTTAATGTACAAAAATACAATGGGTTCAATGCTGCTATAGAAGCTTATAAAGTTTTTGATTCACATGGAGGTATTTATATTGATAATTGGGGTTTTGATAGAGATAACTGGGATGATAGTTTATGGGATATTTTAGGTTTTGATTATGATGCTACAAATGCTCCACCATCAAGTAAAAATGTCCTAACTAAAAGAGTTGATAATGAAAATAGTGATGCTTTATATAGACCTACTACTAACGCTGAAGTAGTTCAAACAGATACAAAAAACTATATTACCAATGAATATGGTGCTGTGCAATATTATACATCTCTACCTTATCCAAGTTGTATTGTAAATTATAAAGCAGTTGAGGGAGGCACAAACTTTTTATTTGTAACAGTTGGAGATGATGATGGGACAGATAGAAATAATCCGGTTAAACAACAACCTCTCGAATTATGGAGCGAAGTTGATATACTAACTCAAAGCACAAGTATTACAGCTACAAATATTCAAAAAGCAGTATTAAGACCATATTATACAATAAGAAGTGATATTTTAGAAGGTCATAGTGCTATTGGAGGTAATCCTACCGGTGCTAATCTCCCAATCATATCTATTGTAGATAAATATAGTGGAGCAAGTGATTATTTCTTGGGTAATCCAAGTGATCTACAATTCACCGTAACAAAACCAACTATATTAGCTGATATCACTACATCTATTCATGATAGCGATGGTAGATATGCTAATGTGAACAAAACAAGTGCGGTAATTTATAAAGTACAAAAATTAAGAAGAACTCCTACAGATATTTTAGAAGATATAATGCAAGAAGGAGAAGAAGAAATGAAAGAAAAAAAGAAAAAAAAGAAAAATTAATTTAAATTATAAAAAATATAATACTATTATATAAAATGATGATCTACTTGAGTGATTGGAGTTTAGAGGATAAAAATAAACTATGTTCTCAAAAATGGGCGATCGAAGGTGATGATGATTGGTATAGAGAGGATTTATATCATACTGATTTATTAGTTGATGATTGGACGTGTGATTCACTTATAGAATCAATCAATAAAGATATTGAAGAAAAATTAAGTGTTCAAGAGATATTAGAAAAATATGTAAAATCACAAGAATAATTTTCTATTCTATATTATAAATGGATAAAATTGCTTATGAAGAAATCACAAGTATTTTGGCTATGTTTGGTCGTCCAGATTTAATTGAAGAGTTCAAAGAACATGTAAAGATAGATGAAGATTATAAACCTCCTAATTATACAAGAAAAGAGAAATTAAGTGATAGTGAAGGATCTGCTGTTAGTGAAGAAGAATATCAAGTAGATATAGATGAAGATGGATTTCAATCTTTAAAATAATACCTTTTGTTAATATTTAAAAAATAAAATCTATGTTAAAGTATAGAAAAAATGAACAAATCAATCTTCTCTAATCTACCAAATAATCTTATTATCAATATTATTAAACTTGCAGAAGATAAAAGAAAAGAAGAAGAAAGAAAAGAATATGAAGAATATTTATTGGAGAATGATCCAGAATATAGATTTGAGATGATGTGTGAACGTGATTATAATAATCCCCCAGAATGGGCGTATGATTGGGGTAATGAACCATCATGGGCTTAATACTTTAAAGTAATTTTGTAATTTATATTTTTATATTTTATCATAATAAATAACTATGGTAAAAATGGTAATAGAAAAAGGTACAGCAAAAAATAAAAAACTTAAGGCTATTTTTTATGACGACCAAGGTAAGAAGATAAAAACCTCCCAATTTGGAGATATCCGGTATCAAGATTATACCATGCACAAAGACAAAGCACGAAGAGATAAATACAGAAGTCGTCATAAAGGGAGTTTAGAGAAGGGGACGTATATGTCGCCAAATCATCTTTCTTATTATATATTATGGGGGGCATCTACAAATCGTAATACTAATATTAAGCAATATAAAAAAATGTTTAAATTAAACTAATAACATCCAGCAAAAGGATTATGATATTCTGGTTGTGGAGCTACAGCTCTTCTTATTTGAGCCTTTAATTTTTCTTGTTCTTTATTCTTTTCTTGTTGTATTCTTTTTTCTTCTTTTCTTTGTTTTCTAATCTTTTCATAATTCATGATAGCGTTTAATTGAGCTTCTTCTAAATCTTTTTTAGAAAACATTTGTTCTCTTATAGTTTCTTTAAGTGGTTGAGGTTTTATATCTTCTTCAACTTCTTCTTTTAATTTTCTAACTTTTTTTATCTTTTGTTTTTTCAATAGTTCTTTTTCTTCTTTTTCTAATTCTTTTGCTTCTTTCTTTTCTTGTGCTTTTGCTTTTCTAACCGCCATTGCTTTTTCTCTTGCAATCTTCAATTTCTCTTTATGAGCTTCAGTCATGGGTGGTCTTGGTTTTCTTGGCTTACCTTTCTTTGTTAGTTTCACATCTTTCACATATGTATCATTAGGCATATTAAATATTTCATTCACATCCATCCCTTCTCTTTTCGATTTAGCTTTTGGTACTGATTCTTCTACTGGATCTTCTTTCTTCTCTTCTATTTCTTCTTGAGTTATATCTTTATCTTCATTGAAATCATTGATTTCTGTACTAATATTATCTTCACTTGCATCATCATCATCGCTGGGTATGAAATCCATTTTCACTTCTGGTATAAAACTCATCTCTTTTAGTTATAATATAGAAATTAATTTTCTACAAATTATAAAAAATTATTATTATTTATAAAAAAATGATTACTTTCTTTTGTTTCTATAATATTTATAATAAAAAGGTATTAATCAAAAGTGTCTGGGGTAAATGTTCAAAATTAGTCAACTAAAACATATACTCTTACTTGAATATTTTCACCATCTTACCCCAGACAGTTTTAAGGATTCTCATTATTATCATTATTATTTTCATTATTATTATTATCATTATTCTTATTATTCTTCTTCTTATCCTCATCTTCATCTTCTTCTTGAGGTTTTCTATTACATGATAACAAACCAAAACAAATACTAATTTTTGTACATCTCGATTTAAATAAGACCAATAAAACAGAAGCCAAGGCAGATGCCCCAATTGTGATTATATTAGAATAATCATTAGCGTTCCATTGGTATTCCGGTTGTCCATTATCACTCATTTTAATATATTTATATTTTTTATTTTAATTTTATATTTAAAATATCAATAATTTATATATGAGCGATTATACTAATCCATTTGAAACCAAACCGATTGAGAAAGTGAAAAATGATATTCACGAGATCAACAGAAACATTGCTAAAATCAAAACGGATCTAATAAGCATGAGAGCTGATATATCAATAATTAAAGATTTTATCAAAAAAAAAGAAGAAGAAACTAAAGATATTTCTACCGGATGGTTTTGGTCATAGGTTTTTAATCTATTTTTTTTATATTGTTTTAATATATAATGGTAAAAGTATTAGAACTATTTTCTGGGACTGGATCTGTAGGTAAATGTTGCAAAGAATTAGGTTGGGATGTTGTATCTGTTGATATGTTACTCCCAGCTGATCATCAAGTAGATATAATGGATTTTGATTATAAACAATATCCCAAGGATGACTTTGATATTGTATGGGCTTCTCCTCCATGTACAAATTATAGTAAGTTACAAGATGGTTGGTTAGGTAGAAAGAGAAAAGGTGAAATATATACAAAAGAAATACAAGAAAAAGAAATGAAAGAAGACGATAAATTGGTTTTAAAAACTTTAGAAATAATTGATTATTTTAAACCTCATTATTGGTTTATAGAAAATCCAGCTGCGAGTAAAATGAAAGATCGTCCATTTATGATAGATAAACCATTTCATATTGTAGATTATTGTATGTATAGTGATTGGGGATATAGAAAGAGAACTCGTATATGGACTAATAAAAAAGAATGGGTTGGAAAAATGTGCGATGGTAAAGGAACTTGTGGTAATATGGTTGGTAAGTTACATAAAACTAATTTAGGTAATGCCGACCGATTTAAAAGAGCAAATATTTCAAATGTAAATAAATATAATGGAACATCTCAACAAGATAGATATAGAATCCCAGAAGATTTAATTTATAGTTTATTTTTAGATTAAAATATATATTTATAATATAAATGGATAAACCTCCGCCTAAAGTATTCAAAGTTAAAGACCCAGACCCAGACGATAGATTCAGTGATATTCATCCTCATCTACCTCAACCTCCATCATTATTATTAATAGTTGGATCTGTAAAACAAGGTAAAAGTAATCTTCTTGTTAATCTATTATGTAATCCGGATATGTACAAAGATAAGTTTGATATAGTTAAAATTATTTCAAATACTTTGAATGCTGATCCTAAAGGTAAACTCATGAATAAATATTTTGAATGTGAAGATCATTATACAGACGAAATGATTACTGATATAATAGAAGCTCAAAAGAAATATGAAGATTTTGAAAGACCTTCGATCGCATTAGTATTAGATGATATTCTTACAAAAGATTTTAAGAAATCTAATGCTGTGTCTTTTTTAGCAACAAGATTTAGGCATTATGGTATAGGACTACTTGCATTCACAACTCAATCATTTAGAGCTGTTAGTGGACTAATTAGAAATAATGCGACTGATGTAATTATTATGAAACAACAAAATACAAAAGAATTAGAAAAAATAGCTGAAGAATATGGCGACATGTTCCCAGAAATATTTATGGATTTATATAAAAAAGCAATTGAAGATCAACCATATTCATTTTTATATTTAGACCTTCAAACAAATCCAGCAACCGCATATATAAGATTTGAAACTAAAATTGCTGAAGGAGATAAAAAATTATTTTAATCAATAAATAAAAATATATTAAAAAATAAATGTACGGATCAAAACCTCCAATGATGAAACAACCTCCAAAAAAACCAAAGAAACCTCCAGCAAAAAAACCAAAAAAACTAACTGAAGCACAAGAAAAAAGATTAGAAAAACATTCTGTACATCATAGCAAGAAACATATGAATATGATGAGAAGAGATATGATGGCTGGTATGAGTTTTAAGATGGCTCATGAAAAAGCACAAAAAAAAGTAGGTAAATAAATTAAAAAAAAATTAAAATATTTAAATTATATATTATATATATAAAATGGATTTATATGGCTCTGGAGCAGCAATCGCACAAGTTAATTCTCAAACAGCAGAAACAAGAGCTTTAAATGAAGCAACAGCAGATTTTAATAACTCTCTTGCACAGCAGTTAGATCAAGCTAATTTAGAACAAGATGAAGATAGAAAAGCAACTCTAACAAAGAATATTACAAGTGGCGTGACTTCTGGTGGTAAATTAGCACTTGGTAAAGAAATAAAAGCTGGAGCAAAAAAGGGCATAGCTTCTGCTACTGGTAGGTTTGTAAAAACAACTCAAGCTGAAAGGTTTGCGAAAGAAGAAGAGCAACTCGCATCACTTCCTTCATTAGAAGATACGCAAGATTTAATAAGACAAGGTATAAGACCTCCATCACCAGAATTAGGAGTGCAAAGCACATTAAGAGAAGGAGAGCAAGCAACAGCAGCAACCGCCGATGAATTAGGAGCAAGTGTAGATGTTGCTGGTCGAGCAGCAACAGAAGGAGTAGAAACTGGGACAGAAGCATTAGCCAAAAAGGGAGCAGAAAAAGCAATAGAAGAAGCTGGTGTAAAAGATCTAACAAAATTAGCTGGTAGGGCTGCTACATTTGGTAAAGCTGGTGTTGCTGGGTTAGGTGGAGCTTTAGATATTGGAGCTGATATAAGCAGAGGATTAGAAGGTAAAAGTGGTATGGATGTATTTGGTAGTAATGCAGCCTCAAAAACCGGTAATATTCTAAATATTGCTGGATCTGCTTTAGAAGTTTTTGGTGTAGCTACCGGTGGTATTACTCCATGGGCTTTGGTCGCAGAAGGACTTGGTGCTGGATTAGGTTTAGTTGGAGCTATAACTGAAGGTGTAGGAGAAGAAGAAGCGAGTGATGATAAGAAAGAACAAGCTCAAAAAGATATTACTTCTCAAGCAAGAGGAGATGTTGTTGCAGATCAAGTTACTCAAGCCATAGGTAGAACTCAATAATTATTTTTTTTAATTTTTTTTAATTTATTTATTAAGATTTATTTTATATTTATATATTATAAAATGAGTTCTTATTGGAGAAATGATGATAAAATCAAGGTTTCACAGACCCAAGTGTCAGTCCCATCTACAAATGGACTTTCTTATACTTCTACCGCTGGTCAGTCTGGTCGTCGAGTAGATTTTGAAATACCACCCACGATAAAGTTCATGGATGGTAAAAATAGTCATCTTCAATTCGATATTAAAGTTGATCTACCGGCTGGTCAACCTCCTACTCGTCTTCATTTAGATCCTTTTATTGGTGGGCAGTCAGTAGTAAAAAATCTTCGCATTTATTCTGGTAACCGTGCTGTTCTACTTGAGGAGATTAGTGATTACAATGCTAAAGTACAGATGCAATATTCATACAATCAAGATGATAGTATGAGAAAAATGAGAGCATTAAAAGAAGGAT